CAAGTAGCTTGCCGCCCCGGTTCTCGACAGCGATCACGCGATGGGGCCGGGGCCGCTGGACGAGGATCTCCAGATAGCGGCCCCGGGGCGACGGGATGCTCCTGCCCGTTTCCCGCTGTTCGTGGTATGCGTTGATGGTTGCTGGTGTCATGGTGTGTGCATCCTTTCATGGATTTGTTGCGTGTGTGGACGATACGGTACACATCGGCAGTACGTCAAGTGTACTGGCGAGAGAATCCAGAAGAATGTCGGGTCAATGGCTGTAAGTGCTGAGGGTGCAGAGAGTTATGGGCTGGAAGAATTTTTAAATATGCCCTAACGAAAATAGACACATCGATAGGGCTATTTGACGGGCGCGTGTGTGCGTGTGCGTGTGTGTGCGTGCGTGTAAGTAGATGGGAAGTCTACTGGCGGGTGAGTGATGCCAGTAGTTTACGGCTCACCAGTGGCGGGAAGATCCTTTTTACGCGCCTGGGTGTGCGTGTGCGGGCGCGTGCAGGAGGAACGCGAGGGGGGGCATGGGGGTAATTCGCCACAAACTGATGCGATATACCCTCTCATATTTTTCTGCTTAAATTACTCAAACTCTTGGTCAGGTTCTCGAATGCTCATCCGCTGCATCCCACGTATCACACCTTTTGGAATGCAGTTTACATTCCCTAGATGTTCTCCACCTTCATCCCACGAGCTACTGACCAGTATGTACTCATCGTTTTCATGGATTAGTTGTCCAATAGTTGTGATGGGTGCTGGTTTCATCTGCATCACTTCTTCGGCTGTACTCCAGGTCTGATCCTCACCCAGAATGTCCCACCACTGCACCAGGACAATTTGGGCATTAGAAATCGCCTTACTGTTTACAGACGAATCCATGTTTACGTCTTCCATCCATTGAGAACAAGTGCAAGATCACGACCATCAACGACACCATCACTGTTGAGATCCCATGATCCATCAGTTCCCCACTGACTCAGCAGTTTGTTGACATCATCACCATCAAATTCGGTTCTGGTGACATGGAATTCAAAGTACCTTGGGGTCTGTTGGTCGTCCTTGAACTGCTCACACCAAAGACCATCAACGGTCTTCTCACCCCTGGTGTAGGTGTCAAAAGGCATGACAGGCTGTCCGGGGGTGTGTGAGACCTTTGGACCGCTTAGGACGCCTTCTGGAGTGTCAAAGCAATAGTTGAAGCATGGACTGGTGGTGTCTGTTGTAAACAGACGAACAACACCCTTGTAAACCGTAGTTGGTCCGTCTTCATGGACCGTGTATTCCAACGACCAATCACCATCAGGATCTGTTTCATTGTGTCCCGAAAACAAAACGCCTAGAAGAACCATAAAAACTTGGAACACTTTGAATCTCCTAATAAGACTAATAAGTTTTATATTTAATTGTAAAGAGAAGAAAAAGAAGAAGAAGACAATCAAAAGACAGATTAAAGATCACTATTAGGATTCTCTTTTAATCAAGTGTTTTAATTTCTTTTAAAGGTATTTAAAGGACTTTATGGGGATTTTCCAAGATCCTAGTACAAGAGGCCCCCCTTACCCCCCACGATTCAGTCAAGGATGCACTCAATCCTGAATCATGAAGAGGGTAAGGGAGGTCTCTCAAGGCTTGGAAAGGTATTTTCCTGAGTCCTGAGCACGGTCGGCCCCAGAAGCTATTGCTTCTCATTTAGTCGTCCCTAATCGGAACACCTGCATTTACAGCACTTTGTCTTCTTAGGGGGCTTGGGAAGGTCTTCGCAGGTAAACCCGCCTTGTGGGTTCACAGTGCACCTTTTGTGTCCATTCATCTGCGCACCCTTTTCAATTTCCTTGCCCTCGCCCCCACCACCATCACCACCGGGCTGGCCACCCTGCCACGAGAATCCAGTGTGTGTGGGGTACTCCGGGGGTGGTCCTGGCTTTTCAACCTCTTCACCACCACCCTCTTCGCCCCCACCAAGACCTGATCGGTATTGGATTTTTTTACGTCTATTGTAATTCCTACCTCTTCCGCTTTTGCTGGCGCTGGACATGGGGTGTCTCCTGTAAGGCCCTAGAAGGGCTGCTGGGGGCTTTTAAAGTTTTAAGGTAGGTAGAGGCCTTTTTCATCCTCCTGTGGATCAGTCGGCGTCTGAGGGCGTTCTAGGGTCTTTGATTCCCGTGATGTCATCAATCACCCGCATAAGGTCAATAATATGGTCGGTTAATGTGGTGGTATTGATGTCTTCCATCAGGAAATCGTCCCAGGCGTCAACAAACTCGTTCATCGTGTCTCTTAGTGTCCCGCGTTTATCCATGATGTTCCTCGTCTCGATTTGGTCCCTAGTGCGTTGTCCATGAAGTTTTGTAAGTCAGTGTTTAACTTCTCCACTGCATGGGTCTTCATGGCGTCATCAACGTCCCTGGACATCTGTTCCGTCCAGTAGTTGACTGCAATTGCCAGTACATCAAGACGGTCATCATGTGCTAAGGATCCCTTGTCACGGGTCAGCCGGGTCATCTGATAGAACAACTGGTACTTCAAGGACTTATCAGCCGGTAGGTGTTGTGTGGAGTTGTAATCCTTATGGATTACAGCCTCATCCACGATCAGTTTGTGCTGATTCATGACTGGCTCAAGTACGTCCAAAATGCGTCGTTCTTTCTGGATACTGTGCCGAACTTCATTGATCGTGACGCGATGTATCTTAGAAATGACCGGCTGGAACAGGGCCGTAAACATGCCATCGCCAAAGTTAGATTCAATGATAACTTCGTTGACTTGGTGTTCTTTGGCAAGCACTGCTAATGACTGAAGTGTGTCATTATCGTACCCACCAGGAAGACCACCAGCCGCCGTCACGAACAGTGTCGAGTTCAGCATCTTGACCACGGCGTAGGCAGTTTCATCCTTACCTCGGCCAGACGGGTCAATTGCCAGAACTGATCCTTGATACTTCAGGAAGTCTCCTGAGACACCCATCGGCATGTAGTAACGATCTCCAGACATCCCGACACATGGAAGATCCTTGTAGGCGTACTCAGGACTTCCAGCCCAGATGATCTTCTCCGGTGCGTTCTCTTTGTCCAGGCGCATGACCACCAAGTCAGACAGCTTCAGTGGGTATCGGTCAACGTCGGACAGCGTGGTGTCCAGCATGAACTGAAGCGCGAAACCGGATTTCCCGTAAGAGGCTTCTCGTTCAAGCAAGTCAAATGTGTTGAACCTCTTGGGGTCTACCGGCTCGCCTTCTTCCAACTCAAGGTCGGAAATCATCGGGGATAGACGTGTGCCATACCCCAGGCGTTGCTTCTCAGTTGGAATACGTGACGGCCAAATGCGAATTTGGTAACCACGTTCAGGAAGCAGGTTATACAAACTCGCTTCAGTCTGTGGAGTACCAAGATAAATGATCTGCCCGTTCGGCTTGAGAACAGCATCAAACTCTTTGATCTGCTCTGCCAGCTTGTCACGCATCATTTGAGTTGCGGAGTTGTTCAAGGACTCCACATCATCAACGATAATTACGTCGGCTCTGGCCCCGGTAATTTGCGAAGAAATTCCTTTTGACGTTACCGAAGGTGCGTGTGCAGCCGGTGCCGGTCCTACATCAAATGCAATCTTGGAGTTGCGCTGGTTGTCGCTTGGCTTCAGGTGCTGAAGTATCGGCATCTCGTCGATCAGTCTCAACGTGAATGTCGAGAAGTCATCGGCACGTTGTTTTGATGCCGACACCACCAGGATGTTCTTGGTGGGATCCATAAGAAGCTGGTGAACAACAAAGGCAGAAGTAATCCAGCTTTTTCCCACACCCCGAAAAGCCATCACGCATCTGCGCTTTGGGCCGTTCTGAATGTAATCAGCAATGTCGTACTGAACAGGAGTCGGATCAGGAAGCCCTAGATGTTCCCAGCACAGATACAGGAAGTTCCTGAAGTCATGTAGTCTGGGGTCTGTCATAGGGCGTTATCCTACATCCGTAATCTCTTCTTTCGGATCAAATGGGAGAACCTTGGCGAGATTAAGCAGAGGCTCAGACTGCCCCGTGTTTGCATCAATCCCGTTGTCCTTGAGAAACTGTCGCGCAACACTGAGGTCTGACGGCGCGGCTTCTCCACTGCGAAT